TCTGAGCCAAGCCCGAAAAATGCCCGGATGCAACTTTTTTTGAGAATGCCCGAGGATGCCCGACGTCCAATGAAAATGCCCGCAGGCAGCAGCGATGACGTCATCCGTAAAAAAAAAAAAAAAAAAAAGAGAATTTTCATCATAAATTCAAAGTCCAATGTCGAAACAACGTGCCTGGGTCTTCACGGTGAACAACTATACCGACGACGATGTGAAGCAACTTCAAGATTTGGGGTATAAGTACTTGATCATTGCCAAGGAACACGAATGCAAAGACTGTAAGACGGACGCCGACACTCCACATCTCCAAGGGTACCTTGAGATGCGAAACCAAGTCCGGTTCAACACCCTTCACACTGCTGTTCCCCGAGCCCACTTCGAACCACGACGAGCGACTGCCGATTCAGCCATTGCCTACTGTAAGAAGGGCTGTCAGCCACATGCTGAATGGGAAGCCGATGGCGTTGATGGCCCCAATTATGGCAAACATGCAGATTTCGTCGAATATGGTACACCACCAGCACAAGGCAAGCGCAACGATCTACATGCATTAAGAGACGCAATCAAAGCTAATCCCAACATACACACTAGGGTTCTGCTTGACGACCACGCCCACTCCTTCGCAAGATTTCCTCGATTCATTGAGGCATGCAGAAAGGCGTATGGACAGCCTGTTACCCTGGACTGGACTGACAGTCCTAACGTTTGGCTTTCCGGACCTCCAGGATCCGGAAAATCTCACACCGCGCGTGTACTTTCCGGCGGTGAGGAGAACCTCTATGTGAAGGACCTCTCGAAATGGTGGGACGGCTATGAAGGCCAAGATTTTGTGGTTATCGAAGATCTCCACCCCGATCACGCCAAAGAAATGACCACCTTTCTCAAGATTTGGGGAGACCGATACCCGTTCCCTGCCCAAGTCAAAGGAGGACAGTTGTATATCAGGCCGAAAGTAATCATCGTAACAACCAATTATACCATGGCACAGATCTTCCCGAACGGAGAAGATCGAGCTGCTATTGGTCGTCGTTTTAAAAATCATGACGTCATCGCATTCGGTGACGATGTAAAAAGTGATTAATAAATTTCTCATTATTTCAAAATGGCGTATTACAAAAGACGCAGATCTCGCCCTAAGCGAAGCTCTCGCCGAAAAATGTACAAAAAGAGACGTCTGAGACGTTCTCGTGTCCCTCGCAGTATGCTTAACGGCAACAGACTGCATGTTAAACTTAGGATGCCTGATGAGCTCGTTACTAATAACAACCTTGCACCGACTCTGAGGGCTCTTACGTTTTCTCTTAACCAGTGTACTAACATGGGTAACTACACGGCTATCTGGGATCAATACCGGATCAATAAGGTCGTCTTGAAGATTAGGCCTATCCGTACCCAACAAGTCGAAGCCAATATCAACGATGTTATTACTGGCTCTGTCACTAATATCCCTAGCATTGTTGTAGCTAAGGATTACGATGACAGTCTCACTACCTCGTTCGATAATTTGTGTGCACGTGCCGGTTCCAAACGTTGTCTTATGACTCGGGGTATGACGTATACTCTGGTTCCAGCCACTTTGACCGAGTTATACAATACCTCTGCTACGTCTGCCTATGCTCCTAAGTACAAAACCTGGTTGGACTGTGCCTATAATGGCGTTCCCCACTATGGTTTGAAGATTGCTTGTGAGCCTGCTGAACCGACAGGTCAGTATGGATCAGAGCTGCAAGTTTACGTGTATGTCAGTTTTAAAAATAGATTTCATTAAATGGTTTGGTTACATTCATTGGTTTGATTTCGTTCCATTGCGCCGCAGGCCGAAGATCGTTAATAAAGGGAAACCGGGCGTCAGCCCGGTACCGACTAAATGCGCCCGTGGCGCGTTCCCGACGGGCGAGCGAAGCGAGCCTCAAGTGGGCTAGCGTAGTATTACCTAGCCCACTTCTGAGCCAAGACTTCTGAGCCAAGCCCGAAAAATGCCCGGATGCAACTTTTTTTGAGAATGCCCGAGGATGCCCGACGTCCAATGAAAATGCCCGCAGGCAGCAGCGATGACGTCATCCGTAAAAAAAAAAAAAAAAAAA